ATCCCAGAACGAGCCAAAGATCGAAAGTGGTTTGAGCAATGGCTGGCCTACCCGCTTCAACATCCCGGCGAAAAGCTCTATACCGCCGCTGTTTTCTGGGGAACAAGGCATGGCACAGGTAAGTCGTTGATCGGCTATTCCATGATTAAGATTTATGGGAAAAATGGCACTGAGATCGGCGACCGTGACCTTCATGCTTCGTTCAATGAGTGTATGGAAAACAAGCAGTTCATCATGGGCGAGGAAATAACTGGCGGAGATAAGCGGGCCGTGGCTGATCACATGAAGTCAATGATCACCCAAAAGCAGATCAGGTTGAATGTCAAATACATCCCGAGCTACACGATCGATGACTGCATCAATTACTATTTCACAAGTAACCATCCAGACGCATTCTTCCTAGAGGATACGGATCGTCGGTTTTTTATTCACGAAATAAACGCACCTCCGAAGCCGTTCAAATTCTATACAGACTACATGACTTGGTTGAACGGCAGTGGCGTCAACGCATTGTTTGACTATCTACTGAAGATTGACTGCACCGGCTTCAATCCACAGGGAGCTGCCCCCATGACGGTATCTAAACAAGAAATGATTGATAATGGCAAGAGTGATATTGCCGCATGGGTCGCGCTACTTAAAGATCAGCCAGACTATGTGACGCGCCTGGGTGGTGTGACCTTGAAACATCGTCTTTGGTCTGCCACAGAGCTTCATTCAATATACGATAAAGATGGGCGTGGCAAGACGACAGTAGGGGGAATGGCTAGAGAATTGGCGCGGGCAGGTATTGAGAAAGCTGCAGAAGGGGCGAATATTTTCACTGACCATGGTATGCAAAAACTATGGATTATTCGGCCGATTCCACACACGGTATCTCCTGCTGAATTGTCTGAAATGTATCTCACAGAACGGGGGATTGCGTGCAAGAAAACTACTACAAAGTTCTAGGTGTTCCGCCATCAGCTGCAATGTCAGAGATCAGAGAAGCCTACTGGAATGTCGCCAGGGCAAACCACCCCGATCTAAATCCTAACGGGGCAGGTATCATGTCCGCTGCTGCAGAAGCCTATGGCGTTCTATCCGACGATAAAAAGCGCATTCGTTACGACAGTTTGCTGGACTTTACATTGACTAAGTGCCCAGAATGTGACGGTCGCGGAACGACTTTGCGCGTGACTGGTTTCAGTAAAACGGGCGCTCATACTGAGAAATGTAAAGCCTGCAATGGAGAAGGCTATGGAAATAAAGGCTAAGTTTCTTTCTAAGATAAGAATTGAAGGAGATTGCTGGCTGTGGATCGGGGCACTAACAGACGACGGTTATGGGCTAGTGAACATAAATGGAACAAGCAAGCGCGCTCATCGTGTTGTCTTCGAAGCGCAAGTTAGAAAACTTTCCTCAAAGGAACTCCTGTCTGCGACTTGCGGTAACAGGAACTGTGTCAACCCAGCCCATATGGAGATCATATCGCCAGAGAACCTTCGTTGTCGAAATCAAGCCGCGCACAATGCAACTCTTTCTCAACTGTGCTCCAAAGGGCACAAGTTAGATGAGAATCGTAAGTGCCGGATATGCACCAATGACTACATGCGCGGCTACATGCGCCGAAGGCGCAAAGAAGCAAAATAGAGTTGGCGCGGAAACCAAACGAGCAGTATAATATATTAAGGGGCTGGGCACTATGGATGAAGCAGTCAGAACCTCTCTGGTAGAAGTATCACGGAATATCCATGTATGTGAAATGAAACTTGAGCACCTTTCTCGGTCAATGGTTGGGAGGTCGCACCATGAAAAAGAAATAGCACAAGAACTCCAGCAGTGCCGCGCTCGTATAGACTGGCTGGTTCAGCCACACCCGCAGACAAACGCCCAAGTGAAAGAAGCACAATCAAAAGACTTGTAGAGGAGCAGGCATGGCAATCAGGGGAATGAAGGCGGCCACCGCGCCCATGGATCTTCGCAAGATGCGTCTTCCGAAGTATGGCAGCACCAAGATCAATGGCGTGCGCGGGATCGTTGTTGATGGCGTATTGATGAGTTACAACATGAAGCCCATCGTCAACGACTTCACGCAGGCCATGTTCGGTAGGACAGAATTAAATGGCTTCGATGGAGAAATCGTAGTCGGAGCCCCAAACGACCACAATTCACTTCGCAACACAATGAGCGCCATTACTAGGCACCACGGGGAGTGTGATGTTCATTTTTATCTCTTTGATAATTACCTGTTAGAGGCAGATTATCACCGCAGGTACGAAAATCTATTGTGGCAGCGCGATACTGGAAAGTGGCACGGCGTGTGCGACCGACTTGTGGTAGTTGAACAGAAAGTCATCGCGACACATGAAACTCTGGAAGAATTCGAAGAAGACGTCTTGAATCGCGGCTTCGAAGGGATCATGCTGCGCCGTATCGACGGTCGCTACAAGTTCGGGAGAAGCACCCCTGGCGAGGATGACCTGTGGAAAGTAAAGCGGTTCGTTGACGCAGAGGCCGTGGTAATCGGCTTCGAGGAGGGAATGCACAATGCCAACGAACTTCAAGTGAACGAGCTGGGTAAGGCCAAACGGACTTCCCACAAAGAAAACAAAGTCCCAAAAGGCACCCTCGGAGGGCTGCTGGTTCGGGGAGTGAACGGCCAATACAAGGGCATTGAATACCGAGTTGGCCTAGGATTCGATCAGCTAACTGCCCAAGAAATCTGGAACAATCAGGATACCTGGCTGGGAAAGATCGTCAAGGTGAAATACTTCCCAGTGGGAAACCTCAACAAACCGGCCCATACTTCCTTCGAAGGAGAGTTCTTGGGCGAGCGGCCAGAGGGAATGTGAGGTCTTCCAAGCGCAGACTGATTTCCTACTACGGAGCTTGAAATGATCGACACGCCTCGTCTTAAAGAACTTCTCAGCGGAGAGTACAGCGGGAAAACCGTGTTCCTTCTTGGCCAGAAACAGGAGTGGATGGTTGAGCAGTTCATCTGCGATGAAAAGGATCTGAAACGCCTGGGTGGGGCACACCTCGCCAGCGCCGAAATGGTCATAGCAGATCTATTGACTCTGCTAGACAAGGCCCGTGACTATGTGACCGACAGTGAACTTCGTGCAGAAATCACCCGCGTAGCGCCCCAGAAAGAGAGTACACAATGAAGTGCTTCATTATTGGTCTAGATGAAGGTGGAAAGATCATGGCACGATCACGATATGCAGTTGAAACGAAGGCCATAATGGGAGAGATTGGCCCGAAGCCAGGAGAATACGCGCTTGACATCCTCCGGTTTCCCACAAAACTTTTCAGACTTGGCCTTGAAGTAGAAGACATGATAGTATGCGTCTTTGACCCAACACCAACCGAGACACTGGTCCGTGGGCACACACTGACTGCGAACATCAATGGCGACGACAAACTGTGGCCCAAGGAAGAAGTGGACTACTACAAAATTTGACGGTATCCTGCCCTTGCACATGAGGGTTTGGACGCCTACACTTAAACCACGGCCCGCACCGGGCACACTTTGGAGGGCCTCATGGCCAAAACGAAAACCCCTGTTCCCGAGTTAGAAGTTCCCGAAACAACTGAGTTCCAAGTTCCCGAAAGCCTCGCAGCTTGCGCCGACTTGCTATACTCTACCCGTGAAATGCGGCTGGGTATTGAAAAGCAGGTTGATGCGCTGAAGCAATGCGAGACACAGCTTCGGGACCACCTGATCAACACGCTGCCCAAGGGCGAAGCTTCCGGGATCGCGGGGCGCATCGCACGCGTCGCCATCGTGGTGAAAGAAGAGCCGCAGGTGCAGGACTGGGATGCCTTCTACAGTTACATCAAAGAGCATGACGCCTTTGATCTGCTGCAGAGGCGTATGTCGGCCCCAGCAGTCAAGGCGCGTTGGCAGGAAGAAGAAACCGTGGCAGGGGTGGGCGTCTTCAACAACGTCACCATTTCTCTGCGAAAGGTGTAAGAATCTGTGGCGGATGTGAGTTGAGCTCGGGGTCGCACCCTAAAGCTGAAACAACATTCTGAGTTCGGAGAACCATCACGGCGCGGGTGCCGAACCAATACCCTAGTCGCAATACCTACGAGGTTTGAGTCCTACTGGTAGACAGAAGGGCGGTCAGTGATGGGCCACTTAATTTCAACGCTGAGTGCAGGCAGATCCCTGCACAGTTCACTAGTGGAGCAGCACCATGGCAAAGAAAGAAGTGTCCGCGCCTGTCGTAACACAGGTCAACACCTGGGATCAGCAGCTTGCTGATGCCGCAGCAGAAGTTTCCAGTATGGAGGCCGGAAACAGCAGTTTCATCAGCACCCGCAACGGAATTCTGTCCTACAACGGAGTGCCGATTCCCGGTAACAAGCTGAATGTCGTGGTAATCAACCACGCCATGGAGAACCACTACTACACAGAGCGCTTCGATCCGGACAGTCCTGCGAGCCCGGTATGCTTCGCGTTCGGAACGGACGAGGCTACCATGGCTCCGCACGAACTTAGTTCGGAGCCGCAGGCAGAGAAGTGCGCGAGCTGCCCACGAAATCAGTTCGGTTCTGCTGATACGGGTAAGGGGAAGGCGTGCAAGAACATCCGGCGCCTTGGCGTCATCACCGAAGACGACCTGGAAGACGTCAAAGCCGCTACCCTGGCTGTGATCAAGGTTCCCGTCACCAGCGTTAAGCCCTGGAAGGCATACGTCCAGAGTTTGAACAACACGCTGCGGCGCCCTCCGTTCTCCGTAGTAACGCAGATTGCGCCCGTGCCGCATCCGAAGCACCAGTTTGAACTGACCTTCAAGCTGGATGCCCAGATCACCGACGGGGACGACCTGCAGGCGATCCTGGACCGGCGCGATGCCACCATGGAAGAACTGTGCCGCCCATATGCGCCCCCTGCGACGCAGGACGAGGCCACGGAGCAGCCCCAGAAGCCTCAGGGAAAGCGCAAGTTTTAACTGTGGCCGCTACAGGCCCACAGGGGTTCAGGCACCTCTGTGGGCCTGCTTTATGGAGGAATAGTCGTGGCAAACCCAAACTACCTCGTTAGGGACCACCAAAGCATCAACTACTGGTTGGTAGTCCTTAGGACATGGCGCACGCTCACAGCTTTCTTGAGTAAAACTACTGATGAGGAAGCCTGCTGGTCTCTTCTTAAGTTTGAGAAAGAACAGCAGAACCGGCCACTCTTCGTGAAGCGAATCTACGGCAAGGCCTCAATCCTACGGGCTCGCAATGAGCGCGCCAAACTGAAAGGCACCAAGTGAGTATTCCTAACCCATGGATCCTTGACTTTGAGACTGAGGCCATTGGGGGCAGGCCTGACTATCCGCCTGTTCCTGTAAGCTTCAGCATCCAGAGCCCAAGAGACGAAGTTCAACGGTTCTACGCCTGGGGCCACCCCACGGAGAACAACTGCACCTATGATGAAGCTGTCGCCGTTCTCCATGAGTGCTGGGATAGCGGAGAGCCGATTCTGTTCCACAACATGAAGTTTGACATAGATGTCGCTCAGCATCACATGGGGTGCGGTGATATTGAATGGCAGCGCGTTCATGACACCATGTTCCTTCTATTCCTGATGGATCCCCATGCGCGGCTTCTGTCATTGAAGCCAAGCGCCGAGAAACTTCTGAATATGCCTCCTGATGAACAGGACGCTGTTCGTGATTGGCTAGTCGCTAACGGGGTGTGCAATGACACAAAGGGGTGGGGAGCGTTCATATGCAAGGCCCCTGGATCACTTGTCGGAACTTACGCCGAGGGCGATGTTATCCGGACCAAACTTCTTTTCGAGCTACTCTACCCACAGGTGGTGGAAGCTGGAATGCTTTCGGCTTACGACCGAGAGCGAGAGCTTATGTTCATTCTGCTCCAGAATGAACGCGAGGGTGTCCGAGTTGATCTGAAACTTTTGAAGAAAGACCTGGCCATTTACGAAGCTGCTATGGGAAAAGTGGAGGCTTGGGTCCGAGAGCGCTTGGGCGTGGCGGAACTGAACTTGGACGCTGCGGCGCAAGTAGCTAATGCCCTAGACGCGAGTGGTGTAGTCACACAGTGGCATCTTACGAAGACCGGCAAGCGCTCCACAGCCAAAGATAAGATGACCCCCGACATGTTCACAGACGAGCGGGTTAGTCAGGCGCTGGGCTATCGGAGCCGGCTCTCCACCCTGCTCGGCACCTTCATGCGAAATTGGTATGATGTTGCCGTGAGATCAAACGGAATCATCTATACCAACTGGAGCCAAGTTCGCCAACCCGGTTCCGGAGATGGAAGCAAGGGGGCGAGAACTGGCCGTATGTCAAGCAGCCCGCCGTTCATGAACATTGCCAAAGACCTAGAAGAAAAGAGCGACGGGTATGTCCACCCTGCGTTCTTGGATGTTCCAGAACTCCCAGCCATTCGCAAATACATTCTTCCTGACCATCCAGGAGATCTCATTCTACACCGAGATTATAGTCAGCAGGAGCTACGAGTGCTGGCGCATATGGAAGATGGGGACTTCATGGCCGCGTATGTAGCGAACCCAGCCATGGATGTTCATGAGTATGTCAGGCAAGAAATCAAGCGCCTTACGGGGGTGGAATACACCCGGTCGCAGGTGAAGCAGGTGAACTTTGGTATCATCTATGGTATGGGCTATGGAGCCTTGGCCAAGAAACTTGACAGCACAGTAGATGTCGCCAAGGACATCAAGACTGCACAGCGACGGGTTCTTCCAGGGGTGGCATCTTTGGAGAAGTCAATTAAGAAAATCGGCGGTTCCGGAGGTTTCATCACTACCTGGGGCGGTCGGCGCTACTTCGTGGAGGAGCCCAAGATCGTAAAGGGCGCAGCAATGTCGTTTGAGTATAAGTTGCTCAACTACCTTATTCAAGGTAGCGCGGCGGATATCACAAAACAGGCTCTGATCAACTACCACAAAATGAAAAAGCATGGACGATTCCTTATCACGGTTCATGACGAAATCAACATCTCCGTTCCTAAAGAATACGCCGATGAGGAAATGGAAATTCTCAAGAAAGCCATGAACTCCGTACCACTTGATGTTCCCCTGCTATCTGATGGTAAAGTCGGGCCTAACTGGGGAAATATGAAGAAGTTCGTGGACAAAGAATAGGCTGGTCAGAAGTAAGCTCAATTGAAAAAGGAGAAGTGATGGCCAGAGAAAAAGTGGAACAGATCACAGCATGGTCGTTCTCGCGCTACAAGGCGTATGAGGCCTGCCCATTCAAGGCAAAGCTGGCCTTCATCAATAAGATGAAAGAACCACCCAACACGGCCATGGATCGTGGCATCAGAATTCATAGCTTGGCCGAGTCTTTCGTCAACTCCAAGGAAGGGACGCCATGCCCACCTGAGCTGGAACTCTTTGAGGAGGATTTCCTAGAGGCTCGTAAAATGCACCCGGTGGTTGAATGCGAGTGGGCCTTCACCAATGTCTGGGAACCAACAAGCTGGTTCGGCAAAGACGCGTGGTGCCGGGTCAAGACCGATCTAACCTACACGAGTGGTAACGAACTTATCGTCGTGGACCATAAGACCGGAAAGCGCAACGAGGACCATAAGGAACAACTTTCGCTATACGCCCTGGCGGGGTTCATCATTAATCCCGACATCGATGTCGTTAGGGGTGCTCTTTGGTATCTGGACCAAGGAGCTCCGATCGTTGATCAAGTCTACACGCGGGACCAAATGGGAGAACTGGCCGATGCGTGGGAGGAAAAGACACGCCCCATGCTGAACGACACGATCTTCGCACCGAAGCCCGGGAACGCCTGCCGCTGGTGTCACTGGAAGAAGAGCAACGGCGGCCCCTGCAAGTTTTAGAGGTGGAACATGCTCCTACAGAAGATTAACGAAGAGCGCAGCTACTCGTGCTGCGAAGTGATGCAGCCCCCCGGCCACTACAGAGTTGACGTCGCCATTGCGCCCCGTATTAAGAATCTGCCACAACCCGTGACAATGCATGTCTATAAGTGTCACAAGTGCTACCGTAAGATGCTGACAGAACATGACTTAAAGGTCTTAGAAGTGAACGGCGTTCAGGGCCCGACAGTGGCGTGGGCTAGGAACCACGGCATCAGAGCCACTAAGCTCCAAGGGCCGGGTAATCGTTCACTTCCTGACTACGAGTTTTGGATCAAAGGCGGAAAGCCCAAATTGATTGAGTTCAAACGCCCCGGAGAACTTCCGACCGCACTCCAGGAAGACACCATTGCGAAGTTTGCTGCTGATGGCTACTTGGTTGAAATCCATGATGACAAGTACTCTGCCATCGCTTCCCTGCAAAGGTCACTAGATGCTCGTTGAAACCGCCCGCCCCGCAGTTCCCTGGATTCCTCACAACTATCAGAAGAATGTGATGAAGTTCATGCTAGAGAACGCGTCGGCGGGGCTGTTTCTAGACCCCGGCCTTGGGAAAACTTCATGCACCTTTGGGACGCTGAAAGTTCTCAAGGCAAAGAGAATGATGAAATCCGCTTTGGTAATCGCACCGCTGCGCGTCTGCTACGCAGTGTGGCCCCGAGAGTCCGAAAAGTGGAAAGACTTCAATGACATGAAGGTTGTGGTGCTGCATGGAAAAGACAAAGAAGCCAACCTCTCAATTAAAGCAGACATATATGTCATCAATCCGGAAGGGCTGGAGTGGCTATTCTCTAATCCGCGCTTTAAGAAATTAGCGCCAGATATTTTGGTGATTGACGAGAGTAGCCGGTTCAAGAATACGCAGGCTAAGAGGTTCAAGGCGCTCAAACCTTGGCTGAAGACATTCCGAAGGCGCTACATTCTGACTGGAACGCCTGCCCCTAATGGACTTCTGGACCTATTTGGGCAGATCTATATACTGGACCTGGGAAAGTCTTTCGGACCCTACATCACAAAGTTCAAGAACGACTTCTTTGATCCTTCTGGGTTTGGGGGCTTCACTTGGCGCCCGAAGCCAGATACAGCAGAGCGTATCAATGAATTACTCAAGCCACTAACCATTCGGCTTGAGGATAAGGACTACTTAGAAATTCCGCAGCTTGTGACTAGCCCAGAAACCGACATTATCATTGATCTGCCGGATGACGCTCGGAAAATCTATCATGACCTTGAAAAGGAAATGATAGCCAAACTATCCGAGACCGAAGTTCTGACAGCGTTGAGCGCGGCAACCGCAAGTATGAAGTGCAGACAACTAGCGAATGGCTGCGTCTACAGACAACTGGAATACACGCCCGCTATGAAGGAGGATAGGTGGCACTATGTCCATGACGAAAAGATTAGGGCGCTTGAAGATTTTGTTAGCGAACTTAATGGAAAACCTCTGCTTGTTGCCTACGAGTTCGTTCATGACATGGAAAGGATTCGTAAGGCGTTTCCAACTGCGACGTTCGTTGCGGACATCTCTGCGGCCAAATTCGCTGATGTTGAGCGTAGATGGAACGCAGGAGAAATTGAGATGCTGGTGGGGCACCCCGCATCAATTGGGCATGGGCTCAATCTGCAGGAAAGCGGGAACCACATCGTCTTCTATGGCCCCACCTGGGATTTGGAGTTATACGACCAGTTCATTAAGCGCATCCTGCGGCAAGGTAACAAGAGTTCCCATGTCTTCGTGTATCATATCCTAGCAAGAAATACCGTGGATTTCGCTGTGATGCGGGCGCTTCGGGGGAAGGCTAAGGTTCAGAACAGCCTACTTGAGTCGCTTAAGGACTACGCATCTGAAGTTGAATTCAATCCAACTGGCAGCGAAGCGGCGCGTGCGATCATGAAAAATCTAATTTAGCATTTTGTTCCTCACCCCCTTGCGCTTGACCGATGGAAGTGCTAACCTTGGTTTGCGCTACTTTTCTGAACGGGTTCCAAGTGACTGAAACTTACCAACTCCGCTGCGATCTACACCGCCACATCGCTTTGTTTGTCGGGAACAACGGCAATCAATCCTTTTACATCGCCAAAGAGAAATCTAAGGTTGATGTTTTCAAGACCAACCGTGCAGACTTTGACAAGGAGTACTGCATGGAGGTTACCGAGTATTCATTAGCGGACTTCGCTAACAGAACGCTCAAATTAAAAGAACTAGGGGTGCAAATCACCTCTCGGGCTGCGGCCCATCTCAACACCATCTCAAAGGAGCCACTCATGGCCAAGGTCCAGAAGATCCAGGAACCCGCGTCGGAAACCCC